TGAAGTATTCTGATACATTACCTAACACACTTGAAGAAGGTACTTCTTTTGATTTAAGTAAAATGACTCTTCTTAAAAAGATTATTGTTACTAATGTAAAAAATCTTAGAAAAGTTATTAACATAAATAGTGAAATATGTGAAGAAATTGATTTTACAGGTAGTGGTATATTAGGAGTTAAATCTCTTCCTAATCAATATCTTAAAAAACTTTCTCTTCCTGCTACTATTACAGAACTTAATCTTACAGGTTTTACTTCTCTTCAAGCAAGTGATTTAGTATTAGCTGGAATAAATAATGTTAATAAGTTCGTTTACTATGATTGTCCTAATATAGATTTTGCTACTATGTTAGTTAAACTTGCGGCTAATGGTAAACTAAAGTTTATTGAGGCTAAGAATATTGACTTAACAATTACAGATAAATCTGTTTGGGATATTCTTATCAATAGTAATGCTGACTTACAAGGTAAGATTACTCTTAGTGGTTTTACTCTTAGTTTCGAGGATAAAGTTAAGACGGTTGAAAAGTGGGGTAATATAGATGATAATAGTAATAAATTACATATAGTTTACAACATTATTAACTGTACAGCTGTGGAGATTAGCGGAGATTCTTATATTCAAGAAGTTGCTGATAGCGAATATTCTATTTATGCTACACCAATTAGCGCAAATAATATCAGTAGTGTAGCTTGGAGTATTACGGAAAACCCTTATGCTACGATTAACCCTAAGACAGGTCAGTTATATGTTACCAAGATATCATCTACTAAAGATGATACAAGTGCTACGGCTACCATTAAAGCTGATGTTGTTAAGTCTGACGGAAGTGTGCTTAAAGCCGAATTTAATGTTGGGTTCTATAAGCGTACCGTTAAGATAGGAGACTATCTATTAAATGATGCTACTTATTCAGACATTAAGGGTAATATTGGCAAGTTTGTAGTGGCTAAAGTTATCTATATAGATAAGGATAACATTTATTGTATGTCTATTGATACTAATAATGAGATTGATACGTCTGCTTGTTTCCCTATTACGATGGAACAGAAACAATATAATATTGAATCTCTTGTACAATTAGATAAATATGCTATTATTACAGATATAGCAAACCCTAATGGAGTATTTGAGGAACTTAGATTTAATTTTGGAAAATATAAGTCTGGAATGATTCTTCCAAGAGCACTTGTTAATACTATAAAGTGTATTGCACTAAGTAATGATATTTGTTCTTATCTTAATCTTGAGATACCTTCGGCAGATGATGACGCAGTAGATACTGTAGATGTGGTAAAAAGGATAAATAGTATATCATCAAAGCAATCTCTTTATATGAAACAAATAAGAAAGGCTTGGGAATGGTGTCCACGTGTTCCTAATCTTTCCCCTAAATTAGGTGCTCATAATTGGTTCATTGCAGATTATAACTTATACTTTTACTTGTTCAAAAATACTCCTAAAGATAGTAGAAATATATTCCAAGAACAATGGTACATTACGTGTGATTATAGATATAATAATAATAATAATAATACTACAGGCAGTTCTATTGGAATTTATAAGTATTATTACGATGAACTGCATAACACCTTCGGATATTCTATCGAACTATCTCAAGGAAGTGGTAGTCGTACTTTTGGTACAAATCAATTATTTATCGTATTAAAGAAATGAAAGTAGAAAAGAACGGAATAGAGTTTACAATTACTCTTATAGATAATATTGTAATAAAAGATGCGTTTTATAATATTAGTTATGCAAATATTGTAGACTATGTTGTTAGAGAAAAATATTCTGCTTCACAAGTTGAGGCAATAGTAAATAACTATCTTTTAGATACTACTAATGAAGAGTATCTAAAAGAGTTTAATGATATGCAAGAATGGCGTAAACAAGCTAAGAGTATTGCTAAGAAAGTTAATGATTTCATTCAAGAGAATGATTTAATTAATAAGCCTGATGGTGTATATGAAATAAAAGATTAAGTTGATAATCAACTTAATAGTATTAATTATTAAATATTTAATGTTATGGTTAAATTATTAGACAAAGTTTGGTTCACAACTATTATTTTAGTTGTTATTGGTGTTATTACTGAGGTAGTTCAGATTAAGAGTGGTACACCTACTGATGGTATTTGGCTTTCACTACTGTTTGGTGCTTGTGGTAGTTTTGTTCTTCAAATTGCTAACACAATAGTTAGTGGTGATGGTGCTAAGTTCAAAGTATTTAATCTTTGTGTAGGCATTATTGGTTGTGTTGCTGGTTGTGGTCTGACATTATTATTGAAGTAAGTATTATGTATAAGAAACTAATAACTCTTATTAGTAAGATTCCACAAGATAAACTTCTTCATGCTGATGTTTGTTTTGTAATTAGTTTCTTTATTGTTAAAGCTATTAGTCCTCTTGTAGGGCTAATAGCTTCTCTTGTTATAGCTAATATAATTACTATTCTTATTGGTTATCTTAAAGAAAGGAAAGACAGTAAAGAACCTGATAATGTGTTTGATAAAACAGATATTATTGCTGATGTTGTCGGCAGTATTATTGGTTCATTGTTTGCAATAGTATAAATTTGTATGTCTGATATAATTCAAAATATAGTTAATCTAATTATTAATAGTTTTGATTTTGGATATTGTGTTATTATTAATGTAGCAACATATCTTATAATCAAACTTATTGATGAACTTAATGGAGATAAAGTTGTTTCTGTTTGGGGCAAGCGTCTTGTACTTATTTCTTCTATTCTTGTTATAGGTACTGCTTATTACTTTATCGACCATAATCCAAAACTTCTTCTTAATAGTTCTATTCTTGCTCCTGTATTTTGGACTTGGATATTAAAGCCAATATGTAAGAAACTTGATATTGACTATAAGAAGATAGATGATGTGATGTAAATACTACAATAACTTTTGCTATTAGTACTCAGCTTGATGATGATTAAACTCATTTAAGCTGAGTATTTATTTTAATATATTAATTTCGATTTGGCTAATTAATTATATGTCAACTGATTAACATATAATCGAGCAGGCAAATCACACGTTGTGTGCGCACACAAATCAATCTGCAAGCGTGTTCCGTTTGGCTAATAGCCATAACTTTTGTATATTTGGCAGTAAAAGATAATGATAGTGGAACAACTATTATTGTTAATACTGAAATAAATAGTGAAACAAATGATAAACAATACCTCCCCTATAAAGGATATGTAAACTTTGCACATTGCCTTTACGGGGGAGTTAGAATAAATCTAATTTTTAATGTTAATAATATGGCGAGTATTAATCAACTTGTAAGTGAAGTTGCTCATTCTCTAAAACAGCCTAATAATCATGTTCTTAGAGAGAATCTTCGAGTACTTATCTTACATACTCGTAATGAACTCATACGACAGAGTTATGAGAATCACGGATATGTTGATAAAGGACTTACTCAAAGATTTAGAGTTTCTCTTATCGAAGTAAATGATGGAGATATAGATTATCCAAAAGAAGTAACTGGTGTTGGAAAGATTAAACGTAGTACTACTAAAGTTCCTACTCCAATTCGTCTTACAAATAATCTTCCTTTTGACAGAGTAAGTTCTGTTGGTTGGCAATATAATAGAGAGTTTCCTTTTATTAAAGAAACATCTGCTCGTTTTCGTAAACATGTACCTGGTCTTTGTGGTGCTTGTTATGATTATATAAATGGTTATCTTTATATATTTCCAAGTAATAACCAAAAATTTACTTTAGATAATGTTATTATTGAAAGTGCTTTTGAACATCCAACTGAGATTATGGAATCTAATGGAGAAGTTGATCATTGGGATGTTACTTTTGGTGATAATGAATTTCTTCTTTCTGAAGATATGATTGGTAAAATTAAAGATATTATTTATAAGAGAGATTTACTAAGTAATGTTCGTGAAACTGATGAAGTTCCTGACGGTGTTAAATATAATGGATAAACTATGGCTGCTATAAAAGATATACCAACAAACAGAAAAGACTATTACAATAGTTGTCAAAGAGCTTTCCAAATAAAGTATGATAGATGTACTGAAGAAAGACAAAAACTATTGGTTCAAGCTGCTGAATTATATGATGATATTTGTAATAATATAGAGTATTATAAAGAGCATTACAATTTAGACCTTAACAATATTATTGAGTTTAGGAATAATGCTTATGATAATGGAGAGTTCTATAGAACTGCTAAAAGACTATTTCTTAATAAGAAAGATAATCATGTTATGGTTATGGAACTTTATGACCTTTATAGTCTTGCTAAACTTCATAAAGCTATTTATAATCTTGAAAAGCAAATTCATCTTGCTGAGAGAGTTCTTTCTATTAAGTATAAAGATTATACTCAAATAATAAAAGACTTTTATTATGGTGTTCATAAACATATGATACTTGATGGTGAGGCTTATCAATTTGGTAATCGTATTGGTTATCTTTGTATTAATAGATGCAAGGTACATCGTGGTTATCCAATGCTTGATTTTGAAGCTACAAGAAAGAACAAAGAAAGACTTATTGCTGAAGGTAAACATCTTTGGAATAAAGCTGAAGCTGAATATTGTAGACGAATAGGAGTTGAATATAATGCTGTTGATTATCGTATTTATAAGAATGATGAGTATTATTATGAGATTCCTTTACTTTATCCTCAATGTAAATTTAAGTATGATTTAGAATTTGAAAGTTCTGATTACAGAGCAGCTAAACTTAGAGGTACTACACATGATGATTTACTTGAAATGTGCGATAATGACCCAAAGAAGATTTGTGAGTTAGATGTTGATATTAGAACTAAACTTGTATTATGTAATAAAGCTGATAAACTTTTATATGCTAAATTTATAAGAAATGAAAATCAAGACAAACATAACTATACAGCGACTAATAGGTAAGATTGATAATGATTTCAATCTTAGTGAAAGTGATTGGATTCCTCGAGTTGCTGCTTGGACT